GTAATACACTCTTATTTTTAAATTTACAATGTTTTTCATTTTAATATTTTCAAATATTTTGATATTTATATACTAAAAATTTGCAAGGAAATCATCTAACTTATCTATTTTTATCTCCTGTTTTATTCTTCCTAATGTAACCAAAATGAAACTATTTTTGATTCCACAATATTTACACTGTGTTGTTCTAAATTCTATATTGGAAACTATATATTCCTCAATATTCTCTAGTTTGTATATTGTAATCTTATTTATTTTCTCAGTTGAAAATTCCACACCCTTTTGGACTATTTTTTTCAGTGAAATATCAGTTTTTTCTATGAAGAATTTCCTCTTGAAGATTAAATTTCCATTTCTAAATGATATTTGACCTTGATCAGTGTTGTGGGTGTGTACATTCAATTTACATAATAAGTTAAACAACCCAATCCATAAAATCCTCTCCTTTTTTTTATTACCAGAACACTTTTCTACTAATTGAATCATGTCAATAAGGTTCAATATATAGTCATTATAATCTATATCTCGAATTCTAGTATTTATGATATTATGATACGTCAAATATATATCTATTCTATCTAATGTTTTTAGTCCATTTATCATATAATTTATATTTTTAACATACTGGTGACCTTTACTTAAGAAATCATCCTCATAATCAAATTTTATACCACCCATAAGTGTTTTGATATTTTTCTCTGTAAAATCAGAATCTTCAGGTTCCAACATGAATTCTAAATCGGATGTGTCTATGATATTTGGTTCAAACATTGTGGTGTAGTCAAGATTCAACATTTCCCCTAGATTCATCAAATCTGGTTCAAATTCAATTTTTGAAATATCTTCAATTATCTCATGGACAGGGTTATATTCTTGTGGGTACTCCTCTTTAATAGTTGTCTCTTCAAATAGTTTGAAAAAAACGGGGTTGCGATTGATTGCTTCTTTATCTATTCTTTTCCCACTAGTTCTTTCATAAATTTTCAACAAATTTTCAACCTTTATTTTATTCTTCCCATTTACTGTTTTCTCAATCAACACGTCCAAAAAATCTTTTTGATAATTTATCTTCAAGTTTTTCAACTGTATTGGTGGAAGATTTTTTATGTACTTATACAACATTTCGTCTTTAAACAAGGAATTTATAGGGATACCATAAATTTTTTCTATTGAATCAAATTCTGTATTCGGATATTGTCTACATTCCCAGAATGGTAGTGTGAATAATTTATATCTACCAATTACTAGTGACATGTTGTTGTAATTTATTCTGGGATATAGATCTTTATCCATCATAACTCTCCCAGGTGTTAGTTCTTTCCTTTTAATTGAACTGCACACCAATATTGGTAGATATTTTCTTGTGTCATTGAAATTTGATATGCTAAAAGCTGTCATTTTTTCCCCCACAATTAACTGGACACTATGAACATTATGTTTTTTATATGATTCAATTATCTTCATTGCATTTGGAATGTTTATCAGATTTTTATCTGTTAATCTGTCAAATGTCATATCGAAATCCAATTCCCTTTGAGTTATCACACCCGCAAGTTTTAATGCAATATTATATATAGGAATTGCATTTTTCCCTAGGATTATTTCTGTAAACAATATTGGTAAATCTGAGTCTTTTTGTATGAATTTATAATATTTCCCCATATAGTTGAAGTGACATTCTGTTATACCTTGATATTTATTTCCCACTCTAATTGCTGGTAAATCATAATGATATGAAAACATGTTTGTAGAATTTGCAATGTCGATTGCTAAATCATCTTGTCCTAAAATTACAAATTTTAAATAAGAAGCCAATTTCTTTTCTGAAAGACTCAACTTGTGTTCGTCCAGATAGTTTAAATTGTATCTTGATAGAAGCTCTCTAACATCTATTTTATTTTCTTTTATGTCATCTTGATTTTCGTAAAACCTTAATTTTTTGATCAGGTGAATAATTTCGTCATTGGTTTTGTTACAACATTCTTTTAAAAACACATAAAATAATGTTAAGGTATCAAGATTTTGTCTATTATAATCAATTGTTAGTTTGTTTACCTTCAAGTATTTAACTTCAGAAGTGTGGGGGTCAGTTACAACAATTCTTCCAGAAGTGACAACATTTTGACATCTATAAGGTATATTGTTATGATACAAAATATCTTTTACAATTTCCTCTAAGGTTGTAGAATTTTTATTGTAACCAATCATCACTGTCCTATTTTGCCTTGATAATGTAAGGTCATTATATATTGAAAGAAGACTCAAAGTATTTTTTGTTTTCAGTAAATCACTAAATCTTTCTCTAACAATTTCAACATCAGTTTGCATTGATTTTTCTGATTTCACTTTCCTTTTATCTTTTATAAAATCCTCTGGATTAAACATATATTGAAGTATTTCACTAGGGTTGTTTTCTGTATAATAAGTCGTTATTTTCAAAGGGGTTTTTATTGCAACTTTTACAGCTTTGCTTTTTACATAGCTACCCAACCTGGTATGATCAAACATTGAGTAAATTGCAGAAACACTAGGGTCACACTTAACCAATACTTTTCTGAATAACTTATGTTCAATACTGTTCACCTGATAGTCTTCAAAATCAGATAAAACATTTTTATTCATTTCAATATAGTTTAAAATATAATCCTGATTCTCTTTTAAAGATTGAGAATTATATTGACTTTCAATTTCTGAATTTAATTGTGCCTGATAATCAAAATAAATTTTTACCACCTTACCACTAACATATCTTGATAATCTCATTGTCATTCTTGTTCTAGAAACTTTCGTATAAGCCTCCGTGAATGATCTATTGAAGAACATGCATTTTATCCAAGTAGATAAAAGATTGTTATCTTTTGGTTTTAAGAATTTGTATGATATATGTTCTTCCCAAAATTTAGATATGTTTTCATAGTCAATTCCAAGATTATTTCTAATGAAAAATATTGCTTTATTATCAAATTCATATGAGAATCTGCCTGAGTATAATGATTGATTGAACTCTTTATCTTCACTGAAATCTTCTTCTTGTTTGTTCATCTGTTGCCCAAGCTTAAATAACCCACACAATGTCAACCTATCATTTCTATTACCATACATGTAAAGTCTATAATTATTTATTTCACCTTTACATAATAATGAAAACAAAGGCAATGTGTCTGGTATACCATACAATTCAATAGGGGTTGATAACAATTTTTTTAAGGGGTATTTATTGTTTTTCATTCCTGGTAGAATAGAATAAGCTTCTGCAATACAATATGTTTGTAGTTTTTGGAAAAAATAAAGAAACGTTTGACTACATCCAACTCTCATGCATTCTCCGACTCTAGATATACCTGATACCATATCAGTTTTATACCCAGTACATGGTAGTGATAAGTTAACTTCTTTTGACTTTTTTATTTGGGGGTAAAGCATTATTCCATTATAAGACATTAAGGACACAAATTCTAATAAAAA